GGCCCTCAGAATGGTAAATCATTTTCCTGATTGACTCTTCCCCAAGTGCAAGCACAAAGTGACCATTCTCATGCCACCTCAAATCACGGGAAAGCATGTTAAATGTGTTTGAGACGCGGGGGGGCCCGTCTTTTTCTGGACTCGTGATTGTGAGACCGAGAGTTGAGAGGAGGTCAGTCAAATTATGTTCGACAGTCCACTTTTCAATTGCATAGTCGGAAAGATGTGCAGAATTGTCGTCACCATAATGACTCGCTCTAACATGTTCATTATAATGCTCAAGTGAGGCCACATCTCCTCCATGCGCCAAGACCCAAGCAAACCGGTGATAACACATCCCAAACCAGATGTTTATGAGCGTTGTCCAGATACACCCTGTGCAAAATCTCTTGAACATCCTGATGACATATTTTTGACTGACCATGACAGAGTGGATCATAGACCCAATGATTTTCGCCCTAAAGACACGGTCAAAATTGTCTGGGATATTGTTAAACGCGGCGAGGTTAAACGCAATAAGTGGAATTTGAAGTGCATTTATCACATCACTGAGGCATTCGATCTTGATCTCGACAAGACCAGTTGCAGCTGCCTGAACCATGATGTCAGACTCAAATTCACGGATTCTATGCACCAACCTGACGCGGTCGGCCTGCAAGTCCGGAGGCTTCATGCCTGTGTCTCCAAAGTGAATGACCACGCGTGATCCATAGCGAGAATAATACTCATGACGCAGCCACGCGACGAAGTCTTGAAACCGTCCATTAGGGAGCGTGGAATAGTGGTTGTTCATCAACGTCTCAAATTCACTCTTCACTTGAACAGGATGGTCAAGATCGAATCCCTTATAATCACCGTTAATTATGCACATCCGGCCACAGACATCGGCACCAATGTTGATGCCATTTCGGAGCGCAAGCATCGCACACACTGAGGGATCATAGACATTGGCGCCGTAGAGTGACTCTGCCACCTTGGATGAGTTCGCAAGCGATTCGCCAGGGAGGCCAAACATAACATGTCCAGCCACAGACTGATTGGTACTCGAGCCAAAAAGAGCCCGCGCATCCCTCACACGGCCATCACTCTGGAGCTTCAAAACCTCTGGCTTCTGACCCATTGCACTGGGGAGGTGGAACTCGATATCATTCATAATGCAATAGGCCATGACGAACTGACCACACATCAGCAAATCCCAGTGATCACCAAACCAATCAGGGCCATCGGATCCAAAGAATGCATATTTGCGGGTTTGGCCTGCACTCCGACTTATGCGCTCACAATTAACAGCCATCCCACCATAGGCGGGGATGAAAATGCCAATGCCAGACGCAGTGTTGCGCGGGACGTGACGAATACACTCATGGAAGTCAGGCAAGTAGGGTTGGCCGACTAGCGAGTATGAGAACCCCTTAGATATCTCAGAGAACGCATGAGCGCACACAGACTTGCAG